GTTGACTCTTTCCAGGTTTAGGTTCAGGTAGACCAAGTCTCTTACGAACCTCAGGGGCCGTATCCTTAAGAACATCAACCATAGTTTTCTTAGGATCAGCTGCCGCCAATTCACCAAAGACAGTTGCTACTACCTTTGGGAATGTCTTTAAATCTTTGTTAGTTGCATAGAAGTTGTCGTTGATCTCCTTTAGTTTGTTAGCGTTTTCTATCTCAGAGGAGATAGTGTTAGGGATTATAGTCTTGGTGGTATTAACACTGAGAACCACACCCTGAGTAAAGACCTTGTTAAGGAGTTTGTTAAGTTCTTCCTTGGTAAGTTCAGATGGGTCAATCTCACCAACGAAGTCTTGTTCCTGGACAACGAGAGGAGTCTCAGTCGTAGGAGCCTTGGTTGGTTTAGGACCAGCTTCCTTTTCAATGAGCTTTGCTCTTAACTCAGCAATCTCCTTATCCTTAGGATCCAGAGGTGCCTCAGTTGTAGGAACTTCTGTTTTAGGAGCAGTAGTCTCAGGTGGATCAGTCTCAGTAGGCTGATCAGTCGTTGGTACCTCTGTCTTAGGTGTCTCAGTCTTGGGAGGCTCCGTTGTATCATCCCTCGTTGGTAGTACACCTAAAGACTTATTCATTGCATCTACATCACTTTGTACTTGTTTAAGATCCATGGCTAACCTCCGTTATTAAGTTTTATTTTTCTTCTCTGATTCCTCAATTTCCAGAGCCTGAATAATAATATCTGGAATACTTAGGAAATAATCAATAGCTTTCTTCCTTCCCTTTATATCTCCTAAGTGTATTAAAGTTTCAGAAGTATTAGGGACAATTTTAAATCCTTGGTCATCTACATGAGGCTCACCGACCAGGTCGTATTCAAACTGAGTTCGTCTCTTTAAGTCTCTTAACTGATCTACTATATCTAACCAGATAAATGACTTAGTGAATTCTTTGATCTGAGCCTTAGTTGATCTTATCACTTTCTCTTTCATTGACTCATTCCTGCAGCTTGAGGTAAGGTTATTAAGTTACCCTTCTGTGCCTGATCCATAACTTGTCCATCAGGCATTACTTGACCTTGAACTTGACTCATGTTTCGTCTAAAGTCCTCAACGTTCTTAGCTCCCATCTGCTGAGCTATATACATGAAAATTCTGGTTACATCAAACTGTTGCATTAGTTCAGGAGTCGTACCTATGATTTTAAACATCTCAACCCAAGCATCAGAGAAGTTACCTCCAGGAATTGAACCATCTCTGACAATTAGATCATAGTTGATAGCTAGATCAAATGGAGTGACTTTCTTACGCTTTGTGTTAGGTCCAAAGACTGTCATGAGTTGCTCAGCGTATCTACCAATTACGGAGACATAAGTGTCTTGTGACATATACTGCTGAGTATGCACAGCGAACATTGTACCTATATCTTGCATAGCTTGAACACCTATGATCATTGCTATGTGTTGTAAGCGAGACATCGCAGAACCACGAGTTCCTTGGAACTCACCTTTGGTTAAACGCTCAGGACCACCTTGACGAAGTGCACCTTGCATTGACTGATCAGCACCAGAAATACGATCCATCCAACTGGTTATATATGAACTGTCAGAGATATTGAGTCTGGTTATGTCCTGAACTAGTAGTTGCTGAACTACCTTATCAACTCCACGACCCCAGGCAGGACGACGAAGTCTAATCAATTTACCTGGCTGGGGATCACGAAGGTCTTCCATGTTGACCAGATACGGATCAACTATCAACATATCGTTTATGGCTTTCCTGACATTAGCCACATGAGAATTAAACAGAAAGTCCAGAGTATGCTGTAGACCAAATAGAACTTCCATTCTTCCAACAGGAGTAATCGAGTAACCATCGAATTCAGGACTTGCCACACTGATTGGATAAAGGCCATGATTGTGATCTGCTTTCTGACAACAGATTATTACATCATCAGCTGCCAATTCAAAGTACCATTTTTCTGGATATTCACCGTTGCCGAGTTTCCATTCCTTTGGAATCAAGGTAATATACATCTTGATTACATCTACTGGATTGGTCGAGTTGGTCATACTCCTTTGAAGATCAGTAGACCCACCATGCTTTAATTGTCTATCACTTTGGTCAAGAGCAAGAGATGATCTTTTATCTTTTTTTAGTTTCAGATACTTCACATTGAACAGATCTGAATCAGGTTGAGATTCTTCACCCAGTAGATTCATATAGTTATCACGATCTACCCAGCCAATGAACTCTCCCTTTTGAATTTCTGAACTGGCCACAGATGGGTCTGGGAGCCACATATAAGGGTCAATATTTGATAGATCATTACCTTCAAAAAGTAAGGAATCAACCATCTCCGTTTGGTACTGAGTCTGGTTCCCTAACTCTGACACTGTATAGATAGATGACTTAATAGGCTTACGTCCATATCTCCTAGCCCATCCAGGAATCGCAATTCCCACTCCATATCCAAGACTATCTCTTAACATAGTGTGAAGATTAAGAACAACTTTACTCTTAATACAATGAAGACGGATAAGTAACTCCATTAACATTGCACCTATCACATCATCATCTTCCACCCCTTCATATTGAAAGATAGGGTCTTGAAAGAAGGCCATTGAGAGATAAGTTAATAGTGCTTCCATCATAGAATAGCTATATGGAAAGACTATTGAAACTGGTTTAGAGGAATCCTTTTTCTTAATCCTCTCCTCAACATCTTTCAATGGAACATAGGTTGTAAGAGTCCTATCTATCTCACGCCAAGAGTTAAAGCGCTTAGATATCTCATGACGAGACTCATTAGCTCGTTGATAGATCTTGGAACGCAACTTTTTATGGAAGTCACTTCCAGGCTTTAGATCAAGACCATCAGGATAGTCATAGTCGAAAGTCTGTTTGACATAAATATCGTCTCTCTGATTTCCTGGTTCGCCCTGTACAATGTAAGGAGACATTTTATTCCTTTTTTCAAGATCATTTAAATTTTGAACCAACTTACGGTGCTGGTGTAGTTGGAACAAGAGTTGTAGGTAACAAAGTTGTTGACTCAATTACTATGTCAGTTAAAATTTCATGGACTTTCAACTCAACAACCTTCCCATGGCTTCTTACTCCAGCTGCTTCTACAAAAGCTTGAAGATGCCAATAGCCTGGAACATTCAGATCATTGATATCTGTATCGTGATACATCTTGGTGTTATCAGTCCCATCAATAACTGCATCCCAAGATCCAGTTGTTCCATCTGGCCTTCTAAACTTTATCTTAGTAGTAAGTCCAGTAAGAACTATATTGGTTATTAGCGATATTCTAACTTTATCATAGATAAATGTTTCCATGAGCGAGTATCTCCAGTATAATATTTGCTTCAGAGTAAGATAATTCCAGTGAAATTCCTGATATTAAAGCTGGCATACCTAATGATATGTCTGAATCAAGTTCTACCTCATGTATGAAAGGAGGAGAAGTTGTTGGCACTAATGTAGTAGGTGCCAAAGTTGGAGGAGGTAAAGTTGTTGCCACTGAAGTTGTTAATGCAGTTGTAGGAACTAGAGTGGCAGGGACTGGTGTAGTTGGGACTAAGGTGGTAGTGATAACTGTAGTAGGAGCAAGAGTAGTAGGAACTATTGTAGTTACTAGAATAGTAGTTGGTACGAGAGTAGTAGGAGCTAGAGAAGTAAGTTCCGGTGGAGTAGTAGTTATTAATGGAGTAGTAGGTCCAGGTGTAGGAGGACTAACTGTTGTAGCACTAGGAGTAGGAGGACTAGTTGTAGGATGAGGAGTTGTAGGAACAATTGTAGTAGGAGCAACTGTAGATATAGGTGGAACAGTTGTGGGGGCAACTGTAGGTGCAACAGTCGTTGGTGCATTAGTCGGTGCTATAGTAGTAGGTGCAACTGTCGGTGCCAAGGTAGTAGGGGCTGCAGTTGGAGGAGTAATGTCTCCAAGTACATATACCGAAGACCAACCTTGACCGTACCACCCACCTCCTAATACTACTCCCTCTCCATCAGCTGATAGAACAGCTGTAGAAACCTCTGGATCATTTACAAAGGTATGAACATGAGTCCAAGTATTACCATCTGAAGTTTCAAAGAGCAGAGTATGAGGTGAATCACCTTGACCTACATCATAATTAAATCCAGCAACTGCTAGTGCATATAGTTTATCCTTATATTCAAAGAAATTCCTAATACCATTCTTTCCTGAGGCTAATACAAGAGTAGCATTTCCAGCTAGATCACACCTATAAACATTACCATATCCTACACCTTTCCAATCGTCTCTAGGAGCCCCTGACCCAAAGAACCAACTACCATTAAAGTATGCTACAGCTCCCCATGTTATAGGTGGCTTACCGTTCATTTCAGCTACATGATTCCAACCTCCTCCATGAGTAGTAATGACTAATGAACTAGTACTGGTACTATCATAAACCCACCCATAAGCTGACATTAAAAATAGTTCACCACCAGCTGCACCTAACCAAAGCCAATCTGGAGGATATATTTGCTGAACATATACTACATTATTATTTGTATCTATTCTATAGATATTAGTTGGATTAACTCCAGCCTCCCCTTGGTGAAAGTATAGATAGTTTCCATAAGCTGCAAAATTAAAGGCATAAGGATAAGACTGGACTAAAGTTGGTACACCACCAACTAGTTTATAGAGTCCATTACCT